GGTCAGACAGGCGCAATTTGTTTCTGCGCGGCAATAAATAATTCGGGTGTCAAAATTGGCAGGGGAGTGTCACAGAATGTCACAACTGTTTGATTTGAGGACATAACTGACATGGCCGGCATAGATGATGGGCGTGATGAAAATTTGATTCTGGAGGACATTGAGCAGGTCGCTCGGCACTTCGGTAAGAGCCCTCGAACGGTCTACCGCTGGGTTGCCCGGGGAATGCCGGTGGAAGACGACGGCCGGTTCGACCTGAGGAAGATCTCAGTGTGGGTCAGGAAGCGGAAGGGGATGGGAGCGGCGGCCAGCGGCGGTGTTCGACAAGGGGCTCCGGAAGAAAGCCCGATGGATCTTGGCGAACCCATGGCTGATTCCTCTTTGAGTGAACAAAACGGCGGTCCAGATGAACAAAATGGCGTAACAAATGAACAAAGCGCCGTAACAAGGGGGCCCAAAGGGCAAATCTCACGGGAGACAACGTTGCCATTTTCTAACGATGGCTCCGAGACGGTCAGGGACGATCGGGATTATTGGGACAAGGAGAACAAACGGCTTCAAGTGCAACAACGCAAGATCGATATTCAGAAGAAAAAGAAGGAGTTGATTGAGCGTAAAACCGTTGAGGACATGTTCGTTGCGAGGGTGAGTGCCGTGAAACAGGGGCTTCTGAGTCTCTCGAGGGCTCTCCCCCCGCAACTCATCGTGTGCCGGTCCGAGGTGGAGATGTCCGTGGTGATCAGCAAGGCCGTGCATGATCTGTTGGAAACATATTCGAGACCGCTTCCGTCCCACCTTACGGCGGGAGCGGAAAACCCATGAGTGCAGGCGAATGAGCGTTCGTGAAGGCGGCGTACAGCTGACGATGTTCGACCGGGCAAGCTGGTCACCCACCGCGAGATTTGAGCGACCCGGGCGAGCGGCGCCGCGGGCTCCTTCCATCACTATCGAGATGGAATATGATGGGTCGACATGGAGTCCTCGCGAGATGGAGGCATGGGCTCCGCCTCAAGACATCCTCGTTTCTGAATGGGCCGAGAAAAATCGAATTCTTCCAGCGCGTCAGTCGGCTTCTCCAGGGCCTTGGACAAACAAAGCGTATTACACGGTCGACGTGATGGATGCCTTTCTTGATCCATTTGTCGAACGAATCACCATTCTGGCGTCTGTACAGAGCAGCAAGACCGAGAGTATTTACAACATGCTGGGATATGCGACATGCGAGGACCCTGGACCGGCCCTCGTTGTCATGCCGACCGACAAAACGCTTAAGCGCGTTAGTAAGCGCATCAAAATGATGATCCAGGAATCACCGGCCATGCGAAAGCATGAAACCAGCAATCCCGATGACATGACCAAACATGAGATATCACTCGATAACATGACCGTCTCATTTGCTACCGCTGGAAGTTCTGCAGATCTCAGAAACCTCGAAGTAAGATATCTTTTGATGGATGAAATAGACGATTATCCAGCATATATAGAGGGCCAGGGCTCTCCTATCGCTATGGCTGAGGATCGTACAACCACATATTGGAATAGAAAAATCATAAAATGTTGTACGGCTACGTCAGTAGATGGATATATCGATATAGAATATAAAGCATCCAATAAGATGAAATATTGGGTGCCATGCCCTCATTGCAGAGGATATCAAATACTGAGCTTTTGGAGGATCAAGCACAAAGGGGAAAAGCTCGGGGAGTGGCCCAAGGATAAGCGAGATAAAGAATACGTCAAGAGAGAACGTGTTGCGCGCTACGAATGCGAGCACTGCGGGGAAGAAATAGACGACCGGGATAAGGCTTGGATGCTTCTCTATGGGACCTGGGTCCCCGAGGGACATGAAATCGACAAGGACGGGTCTGTGGCCATCCCTCGCCGTCTTCCGTCTCATGTCGGTTTCTGGTGGAATGCGCTCTACTCTCCGTGGCGAACGTTCTCCGAGATTGCCGCTCAGTTCTGGGGGTGCAAAGACGACAAGGAAAAATACAAAGTATTCACCACCCTATGGCTGGCCGAACCCTGGAAAGACACGATCGTCAAAACATCCGAGAGTAAAATATTGGGTTCCATTGCCGGGGATTGTCGCCCTCAGATTGTGCCGAGTGCCGCCGTTGCCCTAACGGCATTCGTGGATTGCCAGTTATACGGTTTCTGGTTCACGGTCAGGGCCTGGGCGAAGGATTATACGAGCTGGAACATCCATTACGGCCAGCTCTCAACCTGGGATGAAGTGGAGAATCTCCTTTTCGAGACGTTTTACCCAATTGACGGCTCCGACCAAGTCATGCGGATCTGGCGTGCCGGCGTCGATATCGGTGGGACAAAAGGGAAAACCAATGCCAGCATGACCGAGCAAGCCGAGCTCTGGATTGGGCGAAACGGAGCCGGGCGAGGATGCCGGGTGTGGGCGTGCAAGGGGTCTTCGGGTGAATTGTCTGGAAAGCTTAAGATTGGAAGGCCCCGCTACAAGACTCCCTCAGGGAAACCTCTCCCGGGAGGCCTCCAGGTCATCAGCATCGACACAAATCGAGTCAAAGACGCTTTCCATATGCGCCTGCAGTTGGCGATCGAGAGGAAAATGGGCGGCAGCTACCTCTATGCCCCGCCTGAAGGAGACGAGAATCATCACAACACCTACGTTTCTCACCTTCTGGCCGAAGAAAAACGCCGAACGACCAAGGGCGTCGAGGAGTGGGTACAGCTCAAGCCGAGAAATGATCTTTTTGATTGCGAGTGCGGGTGTCTCGTTCTCGCAGACCCCGAGTGGCCCGGGGGCGGCGTGAACCTCATTCGAACCGAGTCCGACGAAGACGAAACGCCGCGGAATGATCAGCAACGCAAGCCAAACCCGTTCACACGGCGCTATTAGGGAGGTAAAGCCCCATGAATATTAGACTTTTGAAGGTTTTTATCATCCTGCAAAGCCAAAATAAGGGTGAATATGACCCGATTCATGGGGGTATTTGCCCGAAATGCAGCACAAAAAAATGTCGTGTCACCCATTCAAAACCTTGGCAAAACAGCACGAAAACACGGTATCATCGGTGCGTTTGCGGTTATCAATTCAAGAGCATACAAGAGATATAACAACCATCCGTGAAGTAGCATCAAGCCCCTTGACATCCCGTTTCAAGTCTGATTTCATTACAGCCGACGATAAATACTTCAATAGAAACAAACACTTCAAGTGAAGTGAACACTTCAAGTGAAGTGAACACTTCACTTTTAACAAAGACTTTGACTGAAGTGAAAATCAACATCCAATCGGAGGGCTTGTATGACGCTTCAAGAGCTCCAAACCGAACTAGACAAATACCTGGCTGCAGAGGATCGAATCTTGAACGCCCAGGCCTATTCTCCCGGCCAGGGCATGAACGTACAAAGGGCGGATCTGACTGCTGTGCAAAGGAAGATCAGCGCTCTTCGCTTCGCCATAGCCAGGGCTCAGGGCAAAACGGTTACGTACCCTTACTTCGGGACGAGATGATGGGAAAATTCTATCAGATCACCACGCGGGCCATATCCGGAGCAATCGGTCTTTTCTCACCGGCCCGGGCCATCCGCTACCAGTACACCCGAGGGATGCTAGAAAAATTCGCCAAACGGGGATACGCAGCGGGCCGAATGAGGGGACCCGACCAGGGCTGGACGCCTCAAAATCTTTCGGCGGATGTCGAGCTTCGAATCGATGCCTCCCGCGTCCTGGCGCGTTCTCGGGATCTCGTTCGAAACGACGAGTATGTGGCCGGAGCCTTCCGGACCTGGGCGGCAAACGTGGTTGGAACCGGGATCGTCCCTCAGGCAAATGCGTCGAGAGCGGACGGATCGCCCGATGACGAGTTCAACGCGGCCGCCGAGAAGCTTTTTGGGCTCTGGGCAAAGGCCGAAAAATATTACCAGAAACAAAAACTTATCGCAAAACACCTGTTCCAGGACGGCGAGCTTCTTCTACTCCCCTACTTCAAGGACCACGGCAGGGGACTCCCACCCATCGGGATACAGCTTGTGGAGTGCGATCAGCTGTCGAATTTTCTGGACGGGCAGCCGGTCGCAGGCGGCGGAATCATCCGGAGAGGGGTCGAGGTCAATATGCAGGGTGAGGCCGTCGCCTATTACGTCCTCGATTATCACCCGGGGGACCTCTACAACTACAACTCCAATTACCAGTATCGGCGCATCCCGGCCGGTGAAGTGCTGCATATTTTCGATCAGGACAGGATCAGCCAGGGTCGAGGAATTCCGCTCGTTACGCCCATCATCATGCGGGCCTACGCCAGGAGCGAATATCAAAACACGGAAATGACCGGGGCGCGCGTGGCGGCGGCCATGACCGTTTTCAAAAAGAGGGAAATTCCCGACTACGAATCCGCATCGCCGGTAGTCGGCGCTCGAACGGCCCTGAACAATTCAACGGCTCTGGAATATCTCGAGGCTGGGCGGATAGAAACCCTGGCCCCCGGAGAAAGCATAGAAATCGCCAGTCACAACCGCCCTGGAAACACCTATGAGCCCTTCATGGCCGCCAATTTGCGCGGCGAGGCCATGGGTCTTGGCATGACCTATGAGTCCTACAGCGGGGATTACACCTCGGCCACGTTTTCATCCGCCAGGGCGGCCGCCTCCGAAGAGCGGCGCCGGTATAAAACAGTCCAGGAGCTCATCATCGAAGATTCCTGCAACCCGATTTGGAACCGATTCGTGAGAGATTCCGTCGCGCTTGGACTCCTGAAGGCCCCTGGATTTCTATCCGATCCCGAAAGATACCTCTCCGTGATCCAGGTCCCTCCCGGTTGGGATTGGGCTGGGAACCCGGTCCAGGAAGTGGCGGCCGCGGAGAATGAAATAGCCATCGGGACCAACACCAGAACGCGCATTTCCGCGGCCAAGGGACGTGATTTCGAGGAAAATTTGCGGCAATTGGCTCGCGAGCAGGCCCTCGCCGACGAGCTTGGGATCGATATCAGCCCGTCTGCCAGGCGTGAAACGCTCACGGCTCCGGCGCCTGAAGATGCAACCAACCCGGGAGAACCGATGCCTGAAAAGACGCCGAAGGAATTGAAAGCCGACATGAAAAAGAAGGGGACCACATGACAAATGAAGAGATGCGGGTGCTTTCTGGATTAGTCGAATCCGACAATCCTCTGGTGAGTTTTTTATACCTTCTTTGCAGGGACCATCTCCCAATAGGCACGGTAGAGAACCTGGTCACTCAGGTTGAAGAGCAAAGAGTACCGGCTGTTTTTACTAATGGGTGGTCTGCTTCGTATGCAAAATGCCTGGCGGCCAGATTGTCGATGAGGGTTGAAAAATGAAAATCAAACGACTCACCGTGAGGGAATCGCCCCCGGCGCGCATGAGCACTCGAGGCATGGCCCCGCTACCGTCCACCTGGAACCCTGAACAAAATTCCTGCCGGGTGATCGCGGCGACGGAGAACCCGGTTCCCGTGTGGGATTGGGATCGCTATGAAATTGTCCCCGAGGTCCTCATGATGGACGGTATGGAGATGCCCGCCTCCGGCCAGGTTCCCCTCCTCGATTCCCACGATCGCTCCTCAACCTGTTCCATCATGGGGAGTGCCCGAAACTTCGCTCCGAATGGTCAGCAGATGGAAGCGGATATCCAGTTCGCCGGCACCCCCGACGCCATGATGTGCGCGCAAAAGATGCGGGAGGGCCACCTCACTGATCTTTCTGTCGGATACCAGCCGATCGACTCCGTCTATGTTCCTGAAGGCGAGACGGCCATGATCGGGGGACGTGAATTCACGGGCCCCATGAAAGTCACCCGAAAATGGGCGTTGAAAGAGCTCAGTTTGACTCCAATCGGCGCAGATCCTGCGGCGAAAGCCAGGGCCGCAAGCCCTGAAGGCAATAAACCACCTCAAAAAAAGGAGGCATTCCGCATGAATGCAAAATTGAAGGCACTGCTTGTCTCACGAGGGCTTGCGGAGAACAGCACAGACGAAGAGGCCCTGGCCTTTTTGCAGAGACTGAGCGCAGCGGATCAAGAGGCGCTCCGCTCCGAAGCCGGCTTGTCCCAGCGCTCCGAGCCCTTGAAGCCCGCAGGTCAGACGGCTCCACCGGTGGATGTCGCAGGAGAGCGTTCTTCCGCCACTCTCGCCGAGAGAGAGCGGATCACGACGATCCGTGAGGCCTGTTCCATCGCAGGAATGGACGATCTTTGCGAGAGCTACGTCTCTGGCGGGGTCTCCGTCGAAGAGGCGAGGGCCGGTCTTTTCGACGCCATGAAGAAACGCGGGAATAAGCCGGTAGGAGTCAGGACCGAAGCCGGAATGGACGAGCGCGATAAATTCCGGGCCGCAGCCGTTGACGGAATCGTCATGAGGTCGGGAATTCAGATCGAAAAGCCCGCAGACGGAGCCGGTGAATTTCGTGGCCGAAGGCTCATGCGGATCGCCCAGGAATGTCTCGAGAGGTCCGGGGTCCATACTCGAACGATGGATGACTATGACATCGCCCGCGAGGCCATACAGGGCAGAAGCGGAGCTATGGCCACATCGTCCAGCGATTTCCCAAACATCCTGGCAAATATCGTTCACCGGGTTCTGCGACGGTCTTACGACACCGCTCCCGAAACGTGGCAGGTCTGGACGGGAAGAGGTGGCGCGGTAGATTTCAAAAACATGAGCCGCCTTCAGCTTTCCGAGGCCCCTGATTTGGAGCTGATCACTGAGGGTGGAGAATACAGGGAGGGTTCCTTCTCGGAATCCGCAGAATCCTACGTGGTCAAGAAATATGGAAAAATATTCAGCGTCACATGGGAAGCGATCGTGAACGACGATCTTTCAGCCCTCACCCGAATCCCCATGGCCTTCGGGGCGGCATCCGCCCGAAAGATTGGTGACATCGTCTACGGCATCCTGACGGCGAACGCAAACATGAGCGATTCCGTGGCCCTGTTCTACTCCACGCATAACAACCTCGCTGCCGCAGGCAATGTAGGTGCCCCTTCCGTGACAACGCTCGACTACATGAGAACCTGCATGAGAAAACAAAAGGGCATCGCCAGCAAGCAGACATTGAACGTCACGCCTCGTTATCTGCTTCTTCCTGCGGCCCTGGAGACGTCAACGGACGTCGTGCTTCGCTCTCCCACCTACCCGGGCCAGACCACGGGAGCTGCCGCTGGAGTGACGAACCCCTTTCAAAACAGCTTGATCCCGGTTGTCGATCCCCGCCTTGATGCCACTTCGGCCAAGGCCTGGTACGGCGCAGCCGATCCCGCGCAGTTCGACACCATCGAAGTCTCTTTCCTCGACGGCCGAGACGCCCCCTGGATCGAAGAGGAACAGGGATTTGACGTGGACGGCAGGCGCTACAAGGTCAGGATCGTAGTCGGAGCCAAGGCCCTCGACTGGAGAGGACTGCACAAAAACCCCGGCGAATAAGAGGGCGCCTAAAACGCAATGAACGAGGCCACGCCTCACTGATAAGGAGTCGAGCACATGATAAATTACAGAGGACCGGGAGGAACCATCAATCTCGTGATCGCTGCAGGGTGTCTTTCCGGCGCTCCCATCATGGTCGGGAGCATCGGGGGAGTGGCGGTAGCGGATATCGATGCCGGGCAGTCCGGGGCCATCATGACGGGGGGGATATTCACCCTTTCCGTTAAGGCGGAAAACGACCAGGGCAGCAGCGCGGTGGCCATTGGGGATCAGCTTTTCTATAACTCGAACGACACGCCGAACAAGCTTTCGAAAAAATCGAGCGGGTCATTTTTCGGGTACGCCCTCGAGACCGTCACGGGGAATGCCACGGCCTCCATCGACGTTCTCCGCGTCCCCTACCCGGGGCCTGGAACCGGGGACATCCTGACGGCCGGCGTTATTACCACCGCCATGATCAACGCCTTGGCGGTAACGGCTGCGAAGCTCGAAGCGAACATCGCTCTGGTCGCCCCCGTCATCACGGACGCCAACATCGTTGAGAAAGTTTCGACCCATGATTACGACGGGGCTGCGGTCGACTGGACTCTCTCCGCGGCAGAGCTCAAGACCGGAATCCTCACCCCGACCAATGCCAACGGAGCTGTGAATGCCATAGCGACGCCGACTGCCGGCCGCTGTTACGCCATTTACAACGGCACCGGCTATGCCCTCACCTTCAAGGCGACGGGTCAGACCGGGGTGGTGGTGGCCAACACCAAGACGGCCATTGTCAGGGGCAACGGAACGGACTTCGTTCGGGTCACAGCGGACGCATAAGTGATCGGGGAGGCCTCATCACAGGACCTCCCCGAAAGGAAAAATATGACCTTCAAAGACGACATAGCGCACGATATGGCTGAAACTATTTTCAGTACTGCCGATCTCGCGGGCTCGATCACCTACAAAGGGGAGACGATCCCGGCGCACGTCGACTACGAAGGAAAACCAGGGTCCAGGTACGCGGCCAGGGTCGCCAGGCTCATCATCAACGCCGCGGACGTGGACCTCCCCAAAGACGGCGACGCGGTAACGATTGACGGCCATGCCTGGACTGTTCGAATCGACAGCGAAGCGTTCACGATGACCGGAAACGGCTTTTCCTGGACGGTTTATGCAACGGCGGACGAGAGGCGGATCAGTAGATGAGTCTAGCCGGCGAAACCCTCAAGATCAGAGTCAAGAACGACGCCTCTCCGTACCTGCAGCAGTATGGAAAGAATGTTCGGAACGCTACGGCCACAGCGCTTCTTTCTGTCGGGAAATACCTTCGCAACACCTTGAAGCTCCAGGCCAAAAGCGCCGGTAAAGGCCAAGGCGGATATCTCAACTGGCCGGTTCTGAACCCCTACACGGCAACTCTCGCAAAAATGCGGGACAAGTGGGGCCGGCGCCGGGACGTGAAAAGTCATGCAGGCCGGGGTGCCAATCGCTTTCGGTATGGGGCGCCGGTCCCGGGAACGAAACGAACCGTTTTCGAGATGCCGAATCTTACGGGAGGAACGGGACGCGCACCCATGTCCCGGCTCATCAACGCGGTCGAATCCAAAATCTCAATCGACAAGCTTTCCGTCCGGATCGGCTTCCTTCAGCCCCGCCTCTGGGAAATGATGAACGAAATGGCGGAGGGTGACACCATCCCCGTCACGAGAAGATCTCAGAAGATGCTCTTCGCCATCGGGGTCGGAGGTCTCGGGGGGCTAAAGCAGCTCCGAAGGCCTCCCCGTCCCTGGATCGAACCGGTTTTCGAACATGAACGGGCAGGGATAATGGACCGGTTCAACGCGAGATTCCAGCGCTCCCTCAAAGAGGGCTTTGTCCGTCAAGGCGGTAAATCATGAGCGTCATCACCCTCGACCAGATCGGGCGCGCGGCGGCCACGGCAATCGCCGGATCCTCGGCAATCGCCGCAAAGATCGCCGAAATTTACGACGCGGAGAAGGCATGGACCGTCTTTTATTCGGCCACCGGGTCCCGCGGGGCGTTGAAGGAAGACATGCCGTCCTTCACTTTCTATCCGGAGCATAGAACGCTCTCTGAGACCACCTCCTCGAGGAGCTACGGGTTCGTCCTGGAGCTCGCCTTGGAGGCAAAGAAGAACAGTGAGAGCGTCGATCAGTGGACCACGGTGACCGAGGCTGGAAACGTAACACTCACCATTCATGACGGGGCCAAGTATATCGAGGCGCTTCTCCTCCTGGCCCTCGACGCCGTGAGGGCGATCAGCCCGAACCTGACTTATGATTCCAGGGACATCACGATCGAGCCGGAGCTGTTTTACCCGGTCGTGATTGGGGGATCGGCTCTCATGATCACGGTTCCCAGGGTGTTGGGTTCCGAAATTCAACTGTAGAGGGGTGAGTCATGGAAAAGTGCGACAAGAACCCAAGGCTATGTCCCGGCGCTCCCTTGAACCGGCTTTCGGACAAGATCCGAACCGCGATCATGCTTTACCCCAAGCAAAGGAGGCTCCTTCAGGAGGCGCTTCGCCTGCAGGCGTCTCTTCTCGTCGGGATGGACGAGCTAAATTCTAAGAAGCACATCGAAGAGTTTCATCAGGCGCTCTACAGCCTGGTCGCCATCTAAAATATTTCGCCCTCATCGAGGGTGCTCTGACCGAACACTCTCAGGAGGGCCACCGTGAATATAACCGTCTATCATTTCGTGATCGCCTCTCTCATTGCGCTGTTGAGCTTTATCGCCGGATTTTTCGCAAACCTCATCGCTATGAGAAAGATGTTCGTAGCAAAAAGTACCTTCGATGATTTCAGGAAGGAAATGGCCGAAACACTCGTCTCGACTAAGGCGGGTTTCGAGAAGATCTGCGATTTGAAACAGGCAAGATGTCTCCCGATGTTGGAGGATATCAAGTCGATAAAAGACGACATCCGGGAATTGTTCCAGGAAATACGCTCAATTATCAGGGACCAAAACCACAGATGACGCGATTGAATGGGGGAATTCGCCATGTCGATTGATCGAACGCAGCTTGAACGGCTCGTGACGGATACTCTGAAAAAGCACAGCCTCCATTCGGATTCGGCGGTGGCCCTCATCCTGGCCACCATCGCCCAGGAATCGGCACTTGGTACGTACATCCACCAGATTCACGGCCCGGCCCTCGGGATTTGCCAGATGGAACCGGCAACGTTCGAATGGCTGCGGGGAAAATTCCCCGGGCGACTCGGAGGGCGTGAGGCGGAAGAGCTTGTCGGGAATCTGGAGCTTTCTATCCTGGCCTGCCGCCTTCGCTACCTCGCATCGCCGGGAGTACTTCCGGACGCGGACGATCTCGAAGGGCTCTGGAAGTACTACAAGCGCAATTACAACTCGGTCAAGGGCGCGGCCACGAGAGAGCAATTCATGGCCAATTACAAAAAATACCTCACATAGAAAGGGAGAGGGAATGAAAGGATTTTTGTCGATAGCTCGAATCTGGATCGTTCTGGCAGTTTGTATCGCCGGGTGCGCAACGAACCCGGTAACCGGTCGGATGCAAATCGACCAGAACAAAATCAAGCAGGTCAATACAACCCTGGCCCAATACAAATGGCTCGTCCCGGTCGGCTTGAAGATCGCCGCGGCGTTCATGCCCGGAGCGGCCCAGGAGATAGCACTTGCCGAAGCCAGCTACAGCGGGCTCGAGGCGGCGGTTGCTTTTGCCAAAGCCGCCTACGAAAACGAGCCGACGGCGGACAATGCTGCGGCCCTCGAGGCGGCGATATCCGGCATACAGGGCGCCGTTAAAAACCTCGATTATTCCAAGGGGGCTACGCCTGTAGTCGAGGCCGTACTTGCTCAGGCGGGGAAATAACATGAACTTCATACTCTCCAAGTTTCTTTCCGAGTCCAACGGATCGCTCTCGTCCTTGCGTCTGTTGATGTTCGTCTGGGTCCTGGGGGTTTTCGTGGTCTGGGCCACCGTCAGTGTCAAGGTTTGGGCGCCGGCCGAGCTGCCTGATTCGGTGATCACCGTTCTCGGGCTACTCTGTGCCGGGAAAGTCATACAAAAACCCATGGAAAAATGTGGGACCACACTTGATCCCACTCAGAAAGGATAAACGATCATGGCCCAGGCAATAGGCTCCAAGGCCCAGGTGCTGATTCGAAAGGAGGCGGCTTATGGAACCACTCCGGTTTCTACGGCTGATTCCGTGTTGCTTCCCATCAACACGTGCGCTCTCACCGGGAGTCGGAACCAGACGGCCCCGGTTACGATCAGGGGGAGCCGTAACCCCGTCATGCCGATCCGAGGGAATCTCGATGCCAAGGGAAGCATCGTCGGGCCGGTCGACATCAGAAACATCGGCTATGTGCTCCAGATGATGCTTGGGGACCCGAACACCACCCAGGATGCGGCCAAATCGATCAATAACGGCGGTGTGGCGGTCGACGTGGGAGGCGGGGTGGTCGGTATTCCGGTCACAACGCACGGGTTCGTCGCCGGGGAGACCGTCACCATTGCGGCAACGACCAACTACAACGGGGCGCATCCCGTTCTGCCCTCCAGCACGGCCAGCCAGGTTAATATCACGGCATCCTACATCGCCGAGACGTTCGGAAGTGATGACACCATCCGGGCGAGCCGGTACACGCACGTTTTCAAGGTTCCGACTGCCGCGCCCTCTTTCGTCATCGAAAAAGGATTCACCGACATTGGTCAATACTTCCTCTACAACGGGGTCAAGGCGGACAAGATCAGCTTCAAGCTTTCCGGAGACGGCGAATTCACGTACAGCATGGATATGGTCGGGGCCAAGGAAACACTTTCCCAAACGTCAATGGATTCCACCCCTACGTCCCTTGCTTTCAGCCGGTTGAACCTCCCCGACATCACGGTTCTCAAAGAGGGCGGATCGACCTCGACCATCCTGCAGGAGTTGGAAGTAGCAATCGCCAATAACCTCGACTCGTCGGTGTTCGTTTTGGGAGGGGGCGGGATTCGCGGGGCGCTCCCGGAAGGACTCGTCAACGTCACCGGGATGATCAAGGCTCTCTTCACTGACGCGGTGCTTCTCACGAAGGCCTTGAACGACACTGAGACTTCGCTTCAAGTCACGCTCTCCAGCTCGGAAATATCCGCCTGGTCGCTCGATTTGACCATTCATGAGCTCAAGTACAAGTTGCAGAGTCCTGACGTTTCGAGCCCTGGAGGCGTCTACATGTCGCTCAGCTACGAGGGATACTACAGCAACGATGCTGCTCAATCGGCCATCGTGGCGACGCTCATCAATGACGTTTCCACCTACGCCTGGGCGTAAGGAGGTTCGTATGATCACGATTACCGGAGGTCCTCATGCGAACAGCGTCAAGGTTTTCAACGACGCAGGTGAAGACATCACCGCTGAATTGGGAATCATGCAAATCAATATTCTCGTGGAGACCAAGGGGTTTATCGCTGCACATCTCGTGGTTCAGGTCGCAAAATTGGATCTACAGGTCGAAAATATCGAAAAGGAGGATTTGTGATAACGCTTCAGCAGACAGCAATGCAAACGGTCACGGTGGGAGGAATCACGTTCAAGATCCGGCCCGAGACCTATGTGGACTATTTCCAGACTTCCGAGTTTCTGAGGGAGGAAGGCCCGGCCGATGAGAAAATGCTGCCCAAGGTGGCAATGACGCATGGGTTGATTGCTCGGGTTGAGGGATGGGAGGGCGTAATCCTTCCCGATGGATCGGCGGCTCCATGCTCGGAGGAGAACAAGCTCGCTTTCTTCAACCAGAACGCCCAGTTCATCGCTAAAATTCTCGTTGATTTGGACGAGCAGGAGGCATCGGCCTCAAAAAACTCCGAGACGTCGCCCGATGGATCGCCACTCGAAATGGAGATGCTTGCGACTCCTGTCGAAAAAGCTTCGAGCGACGACGAGCTGCCGCCCCCTGCGGAACCTGTGAGCACCGAAGCCCCACAATAACGCCGGAGAACAGAACGGTTTTATGGCTGATAGAGCGGATCGGGTCCGCTCTATTTGGAGGATGGGGAGAGATCAGGACTGAAGCGATTGAGAGTGCGCTCAGAATGTATGGAGTGCCGGAGTCTCACAGGGGCAGGCTGTTCAGGGGCTGCATGATACTTGCGGCGGAGATCTCGAAATGTCGGAAGAAAAATTAACCCCAGACTTTTTGAGACCTATCCCTCAGTTCGTTGGATATTTCGGAGGCCGGCAGTCCCGCGGGCTCCGAAGATGGTTCCACGCGTGGTCCGGGGACCGACGCCCCAGCAATTTTGCGAAGGAGAACGTTTGTTTCTTCCATGTGGTCGAGCATGCGGTCGATTCCCCAATACCACCAGACGACTCGGCGCAGAATGAGAAACGCCCCGATACTCACGAGAATTATGAAACATACCGTCAAGGCATTCATGTAAATCTCCTTCAAGAGGTGAATTGTGGCTGATGCCAGCAACATAATGATACAGGTCCAGGCCAAGGATGAGGCTACTCCACAGTTGAATGCCATGGCAAGCCAAATCAACGGGATCGCCTCAAAAATACAGGGGAGTTGGGAGGGCGCTTTCACTGGCATGGGGTCCGCCGTGTCTGGGTTTGCTGTTGGGCTGGCCAGCTTCGAGGGTGTCAAGAAGTTCATTGATACCGGGCAAAAGTTCGAAGACATGTCCTTTAAAATGAAGGAAACGTTTGGGAAAAATGCCGACGAAATGGCGGCTAAAGCTCAACAACTCTCAGATAAGGGGAAACAGGCGTTCAGTTCGCTCGATATCGAAAAGGCCATGCTCAAAAGCTCCAATGTCATGAAACGCTATGGAGTAGAAGGGAAAGAATATTTTGATTTAATGGCCCGATCGGAAGATTTTGCTATCACAAAATCAATGGACCTCATTGAGCTCATGAAGTTGGAAACCAAAGCCTTCCAAGGAAAAGCCAAGGCAGCAGAACAGCTTGGAGTTGTCTTAAACGATAATTACATGAAAGGTATAGCCGGAGGAGGTAAATATAACGATACGTGGGGCAACATGTCGGATCAGCAAAAATTCCAGGCTCGTGAGCAGGAATTCATGGCCCAGACTAAAAAAATGGCCGATGCCACAAACAGGTCCATGGATACCCTTACTGGAGCCTGGCGATCTCTGAGCAACGAAATGCTGAATGGGCAATCGTGGACTGAAAGCATTAGCCACGCTATGGCCGATCTCGTCAATAAAGCTCATGAAGCTTATTCCGCCATGAAGAAACTGACTAAGCCTCCATCAGAATCAGAAACGCCCAGTCTTGATGCAAAAACTCCATTCGAGAAAATGACTGACTGGTTCAGCCAAAAATGGAAAGATATCGGAACGGTCAGATCCCAGATGCTGCGAGATGAACAAGAGGGCCTTTCTCAGGCACTGGACTATTCATTCCAGCCCGAAGTTTCTCCCAAGGTTGCCAAATTCGATACAGAGGGTTCCGTCCGTGAAGCAATGCAGATCGGGCAGAAGTTCGAAGAGATGCTGAAAAAGCGTGCTGATTTGCTCGGGCGGGCCGCAGAGTTCGAAAAGGACTGGACGAGCAAGCACACTCAAGAGTTGTCTTTCAGAACCGATTCCGAAACGAGAATCAATGACATTCTCAAGGAGCGCGAGGGCCTTCAGTCCTTAATCGAGCAACTCCAGGGCGAAACGGACGAAGAGGGACACCTTCTCCCGGATGCGGCGGCCGAGATTGGCAAAGCCCAATATGCTTTCGATGCTCTTGGAAACACGATGCTTTCTGAGCAGGAGAAGGTCAGGAAGTTCAACGATGAAGTGAACCGGCTGGACGATATCAAAATCAAGAAGCTCACCGAAGACATCAACGCGATGCTTGATAGTGGGGCGAAAGACCTTTTCAGCAATGCGGGATTCCAGGGCAAGATTTCGCAGATGATGAAAATCCAGACCGACCTGGAAGAATCCATGCGGGCAGCCGATGCGAAGAAGGCAAAGGCCGAAGCGGGCATGAGCTCCGGGCTACTGACGGGCGAGGAATGGCAAGCGGCCCTCAATGCGATCTATCAGGCCCAACCCCAAATGGACACGTACATGGCTCAATTGAAGTCGGTCCAGGACGAAATGAGCAAGGTCGAAGCCAAGCGCCGGGGAGACCTCGCCAAAGAGGGCCAGGATGCCATGTCCAAGCTCCAGGAACTTCAAAAGACCGCCCAGGAGGTCATGTCACAGGACATTAAACTCGGAATCGACACCTCGCAAATACAGGCGGCTTTGAACCTGATGGATGATCTCATCGCAAAAGGAACAGTGGCGAGTTATCAGCTTTCCGACTTCAACCCCAAGTCCAAACTGGATCTCTGGAATAACCCGAACAACCCTGCCATGAGTGTTCAGCCAAAATCCGAATACCTTGCCATGTTCGAATCAGTTCGGCCCATTACGTCTGAAGATCTTTTCCCTGTGGCTCAATACGTGGAAACTGTCAATAAATTTGACACCCTTAGCGCAAAGATGTTCCCGAAATTCGACATAGACGTCAGCTCGGCGTGGTCCAACCTGGACAGCATAGCCGGGAAGCTCGACGCCATGGCGAATAAGATGCTCACCTTCAATCAGTTGCTCGCTCAGATGCCGACAGGGAATGACTTCACGGTTGATTTCTACGGCTGGAACGCAAGCAAGCTCCCGCTCACCGAGAAAATCAACCAAATGATTCAGCTCTTTGACGACATGCCGGAGGGTGGGAAGTTCACGACGAAGTTTCTCACTGATGAAGGCCTCCCCCTTTCGGAGGCAATGAAACTCTATGCCGATTACGAAAAAGCCAATCTCATCCATGACAAGTCGGTGAGCGCCGCAGCGATGGCTGATAAATACCGGGATTCCGGGTCATATTCCATGGCCTTCTACTATGACAACCTGGCGCGATCCCTGGCAGATCAGTTCAAGGATGCCCTGAGCGCATGGAAAATCGAGGCTGCCACTTCCCTTGAAGCGGGAACGTCGGGAACGTCCGGTTCGGGTTCAGGCGGGATCACGGTGGATGTGGGTCCGGTCGTACTCCAGTACACCGGGTCCGGCAACGTCAAAGACGACATGATCACCCTGGCGGATCGCTTCGATGAGGCCATAGCCAGCAAAATCCGTTCGAACTCATCCAAAATACCTGATGCTCTGCAGTCGAGGATGCGCTGATGCCGATTTCGGTTGCTCATACCAACATCCTGGAAGCTTCCACCGTCTCTCTCGTCGGGGTCACGGCAGCGTCGGGTTATCCGCTGTACCGGGTCTATGACCGGGTGCTCGGGAGAATGCTCCGGACGTCGGGGACTGGGACGCAAAAGATCCTGGTCGACCAGGGGGCGTCGCCGGCCGTTATCGACTCGCTGATCATCCCTGCCGGGCACAATCTGACCGGATGCGCGCTTTCCCTTGAATGGTCGACCGTGGGAGATGACGTCGACGGGCATTGGACGGCGCCGGATCTGAACGGGAGTTTTACGAATCCGTGGACGCAGGCGGATGCGAACCTCATATTTCGGCAGATGACGACGGCCCCGGAGGCTAAGCGCTACTGGAGGCTCAAAATAGCAGGGGCAAGCGTGGCTCCCGAGCTTGGGGAGGTCTTCCTCGCATCCCTCGTCACGTTTCAGGCCTTCCCTGATTACTCAGGGGCGGCGCTCGGGGGAAAGTGGAACCGGAGTCGTCTGGAGTCCGTTAGCGGGCTTGTATCTTTCTTCGCGCGCGGGGTCGCCCGGCGGACAGTCGCCTATGAGTTTCCCTTCATTTATGACTCCGAGCTCCCGGCATTTCAGGCTTGGATGGACGCTTGGGGAGGCTGCAGGCCCTTCTTTTTCGTGGACAACGCCGGGAATATGTTTTTTGCCGAGGTCAACGAAGAAACCTATCAATTCCGGCCCAAGCCCGTTGGAGTGAACGGGCTGACGGTCAACATCACGGAGGTGCTCTAGTGGCGCTCCATGACCTCACGCAGGCAGAACGGGCCGAGCTCGGGCATGTCGAGCCCGTCCACCTGGTGGAGGTTCAGCTCGCGAGCACCCTTCTCAGGCTCTGCACTCGGCCGTTTCGCTACTCCTACGGATCGACCCATCTTCTCTACGAGGATTATCTCCAGTCGATATCCGGGCTCGGTTCTGCGGTGAACATCGGCGGGAGCCTGGCCAACTCGAACATCCAGCTCCTCTTGAAGAACA